AGAATAGAAGCTGCACCTACAGGCATTGTGTAAACATCACGGTCTAAGACAAGACCGCCAGAAGTTGTTACAACGTACGGTGAGATATACTCTGGTGCTGTTACTTCTGCCATGTTAGTCCTTGTACTTTGCTACCCTGCCGCCATACGCATATTTCTTTTTGGAAGAAGCCTTTTTGGTCTTTCTTTTTTTCTTTATGTCTACAACTGTATTATGTACTCTATCAAACAGATTATCTAATTGTGGATGATCCTGTAGTATCTTCTTATTTTTGTGGATAGACTCGTGTAAACCAAATAGCCAATTTTTTGCTTTCATCTTCCCAGTTTTTTCAGGGTCATACTTTCCACCAGTCATAACTTTAACAGGTAAAGCCTTCTCAACGCCCCATCTGTCTACCTTTTTCTTCTTCGCCATAATTGTCTCCTATGTATTAGCCTTTATGAACCTTCCTGAAGTTCTCAAACCTCTCGGATACATATAATTCTTTCGATTGAGGAGTTCAACTCGCATCCTCTTTATGCCTTCCATGAAATCTTTCTCGGATAGTTGTGTTCCCGCAACATTTGCTCTCATCATATAGGTATAATATTTGGCTCTATTGATTATTGTATCGTGAAAGCGTACAGGAAGTACGGGGATATCCGTGTATTCTGAAAGATCACTGTGCGTCTTATAATATTTATACGTTACGCTCAAGATTCTATCGGGTATTGGTGATAGACCATACTTACCATCCGTGGTTTCATAAACATACATTGGAATGGAGAATTGATTCTTAGAGGTTTGATTAAGATCAGTTTCTGAGAAACTCTCGAACCATTCATCGTAGGACATGTACTTTAGTTTTCTGGGTTGTTCATTTTCTACAACCTCTATGCTGTCAATTTCTACAGTATTGCCATCGCTCTCTGCTAAACCAATATACGTTGTTGTTGCCGATGCAGTAAATTCGTTGGTCAACCATTCTCCGTCACCAGTATTTGTAACACTGAGCGTGGCACTTAGCTCCTGTGTGCCACCAGAGGATGTTCCAACTTTTAACGATACGTCCTCGGAAAATGTTCTGGTGCGTACAATATATTCTTTATTCTTGATGGTTTGTACGATTTGTGTAACTTCTGCGTTATTAAGCTGGAGCGCCCCTGTAACAGTAGCACCAGAATTTGTCTTATCAACCTTTATTGGTGATCCAGAAACGATAGTCCAATCAAGAAGATTTGTGTCAAACGATCCGTTCAATAATAGATTCTTGGGACGTAGCATAAAAGAATCCCAGTCTACTTTACGATAATCGGAAGGAAGAGTGTATTCTTGTGTTCCCGCTGTAAGTGTATCTGTTTTACTTTGTATCAAAAAGGGCCATTCTATTTCAGAATTATAAACATCATTAATAGCCTTATTAACGACATTCTTTACCATTGTTTGAACACCACGAGAAGAACTAAATGTAGAAGAAGTTAATTCTATTTCGTTAAGTTCATTAAGAACTCTATTCACAAGCGTAAGATAATTTGCCATTATTTACTCCGAACAATCATCACAAGAGCAATCTTTACAAACTTCAATATTCTGATTTCCAACATCTTCTGGAAATTCTCTGAATGGTCGAAGCTCTTTCAAAGCCTTGGTAAGTACTCCATCACAATGAGAGGAATTCCCGCAATTTGAACAAGTAGCCATCCTTTTTTTTTCTTTCTCTCTCTCTCTCTCTCTCTCTCTCTAGGTGGCTGCAAACACGCGCACGTTGGCGGTGCTACCAGATCCATTATAACATTCTATGCGATCAATTGTATCAGCCGTCCAGGTCGATTCCCACGTATCAATTTCCGTTGTGTAGTTACTCTCATTTAATGTACCCGCAACATCTCCTCTGTTACGACTTGCATCATCCGCCAAGACAAAAGGTATCCCTGCCGCAAGTTTTACAACAAATGCATTCTCCAGATCACTACCTGATATGGAGCCTCCTTCGTTACACATAAGTTGCAACTCTACAGCTTGGTCGGATTCTACCCACAAAAAATCAAAATCTGTTAACAGACTATCATTCCATACTTCAGTTAAAGCTGAATTTGCGATAGAATATCGTCTATCAAAGTAATGAGTGATAGTTACGGAATCCGTAGACGTTAAACTGCCACCAGAGACAGAGTGAGTATCATCATCTGGAATATCTACAGTAAAGTATGTTGTTAAACTTAGAGTTGCCATTTATTTACCCCATTCTTTCTTTAGGTAGTTTTGTACAAGAACAGATTTGGTGAAGATATCATAAGGGTTATCTTTACTTAAATACTGATTTATCTCATACAGATTCTTTAATATAAAGTGTTGTTCATGCGATATATCAGAAGATATCCATCCCAGTATATTTGTCCTGGTTCCTTTTTTTACTTGGTAAACACCGTGTGGATAAAATATAGGGAATATCGCTGCTTCTCCCGCATTTAACTTTTTTGCAATTGATCCTACTTCCGTTTGGAAGTACATCTCCCCACCTTCATAATCATCTTTTAGATTTACAGAGAAACCGTAGTCAAAAAAGACATTATTCGATTTTGGATACGCTTTAAAATTATCAATATGAGTATTGTAAAAGTCACCCTTTTCGTATTGGTTATAAAAATTAACCGATACACGCTTTGGGCAATATACAGAATCTATATAGTGCGTATCGTAGATTTTATTTATTATTAATTTACGTACTTCTTCTGGTACGTCTGTTGTTTCTTTATTCTTTTTTACAGATTCTAATGGTTGCGTCTTATCTCCGCTATCAAAAGAATTATCTGTTATTGCATTATAACAAAATGCAGCTTCTTCATCTGTAAGAAGTTTAATAAACATTGTACCTCTTTCACAAAACACTTGAACACAGCAAGAAAGGGTGTGGAGTTTTTATTTAACAGAACTCCACAAAACTGCGTAGTAGTACGTGTGATTACGTACCAGAAGACACCGTAGCCGATTCGACAGGATTGACGGACATGTCAACCATGACAACGTGAATACGGAAACGTGCCGCACTTTCACCCGTTGAACCAGCATCGATGATAAGTGCATCGATAGTGTCAGCCGTAGTGATAATGCCTCCCGTTGATATAGTAGAACCACTAGCCGTATTGGCAATAGCACCACTAACCGCCGAAGAGATGAATGGGCAGAAACCCGCAGCCAGAACATTGGCATCAGCAAAGCAGTCAACATCACCGCCAGTAAAGCCGATATCCATAGTAATCTGACTATTGCCCCTCGCCTCTAAGACTTCAAGACAACCACTGATGATCATCGTATCAGCGGGAACATCGACCAATTGGACGATATCTCCACCAGTACCACCATCAGCGGTATCCCAAACAGGGGAAGTGACAACGTAAGCTTTAGCTAAATTGGCAGGATGTCCAGCGGTACCACCGCCCGTAACAGTACGATTATAAGTAGCCATTATTCAGTCCTCCCTTTAGCTATCTAGATCCATCAACCCTTTGAAGACACCTTTGAAGCCAGTGCCAGATCCACGAAGAACTTTGCGTCCGAATACGTGGAGACCACGCACAATATCGGCAAAGCTATCGGGATCACGAATGACTTCTGTTTTGGCAATATGCGAAGCAGTAACAACTGCAGACTTATGCCCAAAGATAATCAAAGTGTGTCCAGAGGTTGCAGAATCGTTGAAGATATATGTTGCCGCTGAACCAGTAGTTCCGACACCAATTGCATTGGACTGATAAAGATCGAAACCGTGAAGTTTCTGTTCCGTTACCTTTCCGTTAAGCAATGGTGATTGGCTACCACCAGTCACCGACATATCCATGACTTTAGAAGAAGCATTACGAAGTACTTCATAAAAGCCAGGTGCCGCTACCAGCCAACGATTCTCTTCAGGAACGTCATTCTTGTCCAGTTCCGCTGCAGCCTGTGCTACCAGATTGGCGATTTCATCACCAGTGTTAGCGGAGGTTGCTTGGGTGGCAAGTGTTCCTGTAGGAGTCGCAGCATTATCGGCAATGTTCTTGAGAACATTATAGTCAAACGCCTTCTTGAGAGTGTAAGCTCCCGAAGAAGTAGCAAGCGACTCAAAGTTAAGGTGTGAGTGACGTTCTTCAATATCGTCCACCTTAAAGGCAAAGTAATTGCCTTGATCTACAGAAAGCGTTACCTGATCATCAGCCAGGGCTTCCGTATTTACTGTAGAACCGCGAGTATACGAAGAAACCGTAATAGCAGGTTCCTTAATAATATTCACAGTGTCGCCAAAGTTTTCAATCTCTCCAGAATAATCGGTGTTGGTAACTGCTTCCGCTACCGAAGCTCTGCGAAAGAATTTGAGAACCTTTTGACTGTAGATTGCAGGTACAAAATTACCAGACGGTAAGTTTGCATATCCTGCAGCAGTTGAAAAAGCCATTGTCTTTTTCTCCCTTTTTTTTTCTCTACATCGAAGTTAATCGGTTACAGAGAATCTACAATCCTTCCATCTTTTGCTGCTCTGTCAATATCTTTTTCTAGAGCGGCAAATTCGTGAGGTTTGAGTTTAGAAATCTCTGTTACAGTCCAAACTTTAGTATCGTCCTGAAGATCTTCGATGTACCGCCTTTGCTTGGTACGTGTTACAGCTTCAGCAGCACTTTTCTTAAGAGGCGTACTTTTTTGTTTGGTCTGTTTTCTTGACCTCGTTTTAGAAGGTTTTCCTTGATCAGCCTTGAACAAATCAATAACTCTCGCGGCCCATTGGGAATCGGTATTATTCTTATAAATACCATCTGCTATATTGGCGGGTTGTGAATCAAGCCAATCAAGAAAATTTTCATCTTCTCTTAGATTTTCAAAATCAGGATGTAGGCTTACAAGCTCTTGTTCAGCGGTCTGAATAATTGCTTCCTGCTCCTTAACTTTTAAATCCTCAAGTTTAGATTCAATTTCTCTGACTTTATCACTTGCCTGTAAAGCCGAGATAGTTTCGACTACATCATAAACTTCTGGATACTTTGTACGAAACTCTTCAAGTTCTTCTTCGCTTTTTGGCAGTTCTGGTAAAGAAGAAGATTGTTCTGCCATACTAAGTTGCGCTTCAAGAAGCTCGTGTTTCTGTTTCCATTCGTTTAATTTTGTATCATAATGGTTCTTCAAATCCCCGTAGCGTTTTTTGTAGTCGTGGGTATTCTCTGTCGCATTATTGTCTTTTCTATCAACCAGACCTTTCTTTTTGTTGGCAGATCGTTGAGTAGCCATGTCAACTGGGTCTTCGATCTCTCCATCATCGTCTGGATCATTTAAGCTTCGCCTGTACTCATTTTCGTATGGGGTAGGCTCAAGTTCTTCTTCATTCTCCTCTTGATCATATGGTTCAACTTCATTACGTACAGTCATTTTACCTCTCTTTCGTGGGGCCACAACATCCTTTTAATAACTAATAAAGACTATGTGGGTAGCCATCGGTAGGTTAGCAATGGGGCCAAATAACACCGCGCTATTCGGGTGGCCATTGTCTCTCTCTTTAAAGGAACATCTCAGCAAATGCTTTATTACGATGTTCCAATTCTTTCATAGCGCCAGAACCGTCACGGTAATAACGCTTATATTCTTTTTTCATTGTATCAGAATCATGGTCTAAAACGGCAGACACAAACTTAGGAAAACGTCTAAGGCCGTTAGAACCAAGATTAAAAACAAAATCCGTAAACATTTCTTTGCATTTTTGGCAAAGATCATCAAAATCACCACTCCCGAATTCTTCAATTACTTCTTCAGCATTCTTTGCTGCTTTTTTTAAATCTTCTTCAAATATTTTCATTACGTAGTCATGCGAAACGCCAGCTTTCATCCACTCTTCATCATTCTTCAGTTTGTGACCGTATCCAATGGTATCGTTGCCGCCTTCTGGTGATGCATGAGGGGTCCAGACACCACTTTCATAGCCAACCTTACTGCCGTTTTCGACAAGCATTACATATTCCATAAATTCATTACGTAACTGCATTAAGGCATCCTAGGTTGTGGTGCGAAGCCTTGTTCTTGTGGTAAAGACGAAGGCGGTGGAAGATCAGTAATTATATCCTCTGGAGGTTTTTGGATATCACGCAACTTTCCTATTTGCTCTGAAAGATTTTTTGACCAGTTCAGTGCTTTCTTTTTATTTTTAAACCTTACATAATCTTGTTTATCCAGAGCTATGGACAACGCTTTTTGGTCTTTATGTTCTATTAGATTTTTTCCCTTCATTCGTATTGAAGGAAATACAATCCAATCTCCATTTGGCATTGGGTGCATCATAGTTTTTACAGTAGATTCTGTTCCATCTTCATTTATAATAGTTGGAGTTTTAGGATCTAATGCTCTGTTTGCCCAATCTGGTAATGGTGGCTTTGACTTAGGTTCTGCAGCTTGTGCAAGATCCCTATCTTGTTCTACTACGGCTCCCCTTTGATATCCCTGGGGTGCGGCAAAGCCCTGCGGCTTAATCTTACCTGTAGGATCTACCATTGGTGGCTGTTGCTGCTGCTTTTGTGAGCGCTTCAGTGCTTGCATCTGATTGTAGGCAGATTGCTGCACTTGGGAAACATCGGCTTCCAGTATCGCTTCGGTTGTTGGTAACGTACGTTCTTTTGAATCCAGAACAAAACCGCCCTTCTGCATCATAGAAACTTCCTGTGGGATTTGTGATTCCGCAACGGGAGGAGGAGGTGGTGGGGCTTCTTGACCAGCAGCTTCAGCGGGAGCGGCGGGTTGTTGTTGTTGTTGCGGCGAAGGTGCGGCGGGCTGTGATGGTGGTGGCGGTGGAGGTCTACCAGCGGATTTTTTCTTTTCTTCAGCAAGACGCTTACGCAACGCTAATCCTTCGTTACGTATCTTATCCAGGTATTTCTTACCACCACCAAAGAATGGAACCAGTACTTTTGGTATGTGATACTCGTAGTTACTTACTACGATTGGAACATCATCTGTTGGATCAAGATCGGTTCCGCCCAGATCAATATTATTCTTTATCGCTAATTGTATGGCTTCTCGTGCGTATCGATTAAGCTGCTTTAGCCCCATTATCAAAACAGTCTCGTAGGGTAGGATGTAATCACCTGCATCTGCTTCGCGGGGAATATCGTCACGTACTGATCGCTGGCCACCCCTTTGTGGTGGAGATGCTTGTTCGTCTTTGACTATTCCCAGATTAGCCATTTCTCCCTCTGTTTCGTTGTTGCCGCCATCGTCATCATCATCATCTTCCATCATAGCATCATCATCGTCGGTCAAGGGGATATCTCCACCTTCTTGCATACCTACAAGACCTCCTGAATGCCAATAACCACCAGCAGCGTCCCAACTGTCCTCGGTTCCAGCGCCAGTATCCTCCGCTCCATCAACACCATCAACACCATCATCAGTACCAGGATCACCTTCCGTGTCCACGAAGGTATGTGGTGCATCTGGGGGGGTTTCTGCGGGTGTATCTTGCTCAAAGGATTGGGTGTGTAGCTCGGCAGCATCATCAGCAGACCACCAAGATTTCTCGGCATCATCATCATCATCAGCATACCACCAAGATACGTCACCGAG